GTAATCTTCTTTGCTTAGTTTGTATCTCATGGTTGCTTTGTTTTGTTTTTAGCTTATCGCTATAGTGATCTATATTAAATTTTCTTATACTACTTGTGAAGCATCATTTTTCATCCATATTGAAGACCAAGTCCAGAAGGGCGATGTTTAAATGTATGTATTGGGGCGGCTCCGAGTGGGGTCGCCCTTTTCATTTAGATGCCAGCCTTCTCAAAGGCTTCTGGTTCCATTCGGCGCATTTCATCTAGCGTCAATGGCTCAAAGTTCTTATCTAGCTGCAACCTTGCAAACTCATCCGATGACAGCCCTCCATCTCTTAGAAGCTTAGCTCTATTTTCGCCTAGTATGTCCACCTGATCATTGTATGGCTGATCTTTTAGCCAACTATAATACGTTGTAGTATTGGATACTGGGCCGTCCTGACTAGCTCTTGTTCCACCTTCACGAAGGAATGAATATTTGTCGTCTAAGACTGCTGTAGTTGTGGATCGACAATTCGGGTGCGCGGGTGGCGTTGGGCCTTTTCCAATCTTGAACACTTGCCCATCTAGTGACCTACAATTTTTGACTATGACACCTTCGCAAACGTAAACCTCTTGACTGGTTCCCATGTTGTAAACATATTCGTTATCGACATGATAAACTACAATATCGACAACATAAGAACGCTTTTCCTTAGCGGGATGAACGCTACTGAAATCGGGGTCAAGGTCGGAATATCCACCCACAGAGTCAAAAAGGCTCTTAACTCTATTGGTTTTAGACCAAAGGATCAAAAGAGTATAATTCTTAATGAGAATGCAGATAGAATAAAGAAGCTTAGAAACGAAGGAAGAACAGTGAAAGAAATTAGTGCTAAGTTTGGCATTAGCTCTCATACTGTCAGCAAGTTCCTCTTTAGCCTTGGAATAAATCCTAAAGAAAGGACTATGGATAAACTTAAGCCCTACAGAGAAGAAGTTATCAATCTTTTTAAGGGTGGTGAATCTTGCGCCTCTATAGGAAGGACCTTCAAAGTTAGCACTACCACCGTTACTAATTTTCTTAATAAAGAAGGACTTTGGAAAAAGATTGGAAGAGGTGAGCTTGGCAGACATGGCCCTGATGTAGCTAGCAAGGCTATCGAATGCTATAAATCTGGAAAACTCATCTCTAGTATCTGTGAAGAACTTTCTATTTCTAAAACAGCATTCTTTAGGATCATATCCTCTAATGGTATTGATCTTAGAGGTGGTAGAAAAGAGTCCCCATCTAAAGAAAAGCTTCTCAAAGCGGCAAAGGGTAGAGAAAAATCTCAGTCTCTCACTAAAAATGAATCCTTCGTTGCTGATATTCTTAGATCTAATGGTCAGGAATTCATCCCACAGTTTGCTATCGACATTTATAACGTCGATTTCTTCTTCCCTGACTGTGGGGTCGTGTTGGAAGTCTGTAATAGAGGAACATTCATGAAATACCTTAGAGACGGAACTCATGCTAAGAGAATCAAATATCTCGGCGAATGTGGTCTCAACGTCTTTGTGATTGGAGCTAATGACTTTGTTGATGCCCTCGCAGTTAACCAATTCTTGTTTTGGCTTGATTTCATCCGCTCTAGTAAACCCGCTATTGCAGAGTATAGGATGATTAGGGGTGCAGGTGATCTTGTCTCCTGTGGAAAGATTGATCTCAACCATCTTGCCGCTATATCTTCTTCTGTATAGCGCATACACGTCACCCACTGGGATGACTTTTGTTGTCCCGGTAAAACAGGTCGTTGACGTTTTAGAATCTAAGGTTGATACCCAGCGATAACCCCTAACAACGTCCTCATTATTTTCCCATGTTTCGAATCTGGCTGCACTAGATACATGCTGCATGCTGGTGTTGACCACGGTTGCTGCATTGCGCCTTGTGGTCTCTAGTATTCCGTCTTTGTATCTATTAGCCCTAGTTCCCACTATAGACCTAACTATCTCAGTATTCGTTCGTCCCTCAGTCCTGCCAAGCCTAATGGTATTAGATAGTC